GCTACCCTTCAGCAGTACGGAAGTCAGATCGTCCTCACGGACGTTCTTTTGGCAACCGAATTGTTTAACCACCTCGCCCAGGCCACCAAACAGTTGGGTGAAGATGCGGCTCTCCATGCGGACACTCTGTGTCATCGCGCGTTGATCCAAGATTCTTCCACCTCTACTGGAACTAACGTTGCCACGAAGAGCTATGCTCGTTATGCCCAGAACGGCACGAACGGCACAACCTTCGCGACTTCTAGCGTTGCCAACAGCGCGATCACTGCCACCGACTTGCTCGATGGTGTGACCACCCTGTTCATCAATCGCGCACCTAAGATCAAGGATTCATACGTCCTTGTCGCTCACCCTGCGGTCATTCGTGACCTCCAGCAGGATGACGATTGGTTGAAGGTTTCGAGCTACTCGAATCCTGATGCCATCTTTAAGGGTGAAATCGGTTCGTTGTTCGGTTGTAAGGTTGTTTCCAGCACAAACGTTCAGACGTTCGCAACCGCTACTGCGGGTGTGGCTTCTGCTTCGACTGCTGCTCAAGCCGTCTACGGCAACTTGATCTTGGGTGGAAACGCTTTCGGCGTTCCTAGCCTCAGCTCAATCGTTGCTTCTGGTTCGCCCTTCGCACCGAAGGTCACGATCCTTGACGCTGCCGATAAATCCGATCCTTATGGCCAACGTGTAGTGGCGTCCTTTAAGACGTTCTATGCTGCCAAACAGTTGGATACCACGTTCTTCCGCGCGATCTTCGCGAAGTCGAACTACAGCTGATAATTAAATGGGAACCCTAGTAATCGCTATGGGTCCTCGGAAAGCTGGGGAGGGTAAAGCCTCCCCAGCTTCTTCGAAAGGAGATCAAATGAATGAAGGAATGGACAAAGGTGGTAAAATGAAAATGCCGAAAGGCCTGGTCATGTTGCCCCTATCAATGCTTGAAGTTAATGACGGCGGAGATAATGTCGCACCTTCTGAAGGTGATCAAGTTGAACTCAGCGGTGTTGTTCAAATGGTTAAGAACGGCGTAGCCCACATCAAAGTCAATGAGGCGATGATGGAGGGTGAATCTGAAGGCAACCAAGAGGATAGCATGTCTGAGGAGGACAAAATGCGTGAGCTGGCAAAGAACGCCGACGAAGAAAGCTATAGCTAATGCCGATCTACCAGTACACCGATACCAGAGATGGTTCAATCGTTGAACTGGAAAAGTCAGTAGCTAAGAGGGATTCAGTCCCTAAGTATCTGAAGCGGTTTGCTGTCCCACAAAGATTGGCATTTATTGGAGTTGGCGAACCCCTCGACAACTCGCTAGGTGCTAACAAAACAAATATTATGAAGGGGTACTACAAACAAGAACAAAAGCTTGGGAGTAGATTTAAAAGCGAGTTCAGCGCGGATCAAGTGAAACGTGCCTGGAATCGAAAAGGAGATTAAAAATATGGCTAATGAGTTTTTTCGCAGCCCAATTAAGGCTAAGAATAAAGCGGTTCGTATTGATGGTAGCGGATTCACAAACGTCATGGAGTTTACTGCAAGTTCCAGCGGTGGCACAGTTAACACTGTTGCTACTGCCACTGCGTCCTTGAATGTAACTCTTAACGGCACTTCGTTCAGAATTGCCCTCCACACCTAATGTCACGCGCATTAGACAGGTTCCAGGGAGAGTATGGTTTTGTTGCTACTACCTCAACAGGTACAGCGCAAACTGGTGCTTTCTGGGCAATTCAAGCTATTGCTGATACCACATTCAGTGATCTAGGTGGAAATTACACTGGCACACTGACTGGAACAACTATTCCTGCTGGAATCACCATTTATGGTGCTTTCGACGGATATACTGTTGGTACTGGCAAAGTTCTTGCTTACAAAGCTGCTGCCTAAATCTTGTGATTCTTCCGCTTCGATTAAGTAGATCGAGGCGGAGGAATTGCATTTAATTATATGCCAAGATTAGGTTTAGGATTAGGGGCGCAAATTTTTGGTGGTAAATTAATAATTTACGATGCAGATGCTTTGACATATATAAATGCAGTACAAGCAGCGGATGGTCAGTCACTAGAGAATGGCGTAAAAGTAGCAATTAATGATTTTGTTCTTGGATGCAAGGCCGATGGCATCTGGAACTCTATTGTCACATCTTGCATTATGGCTGGGGCAAGAACTGTTGATGGAGCTATTGTTCCACTAAAGGGAAATGCTCCAACAAATAATAATTTTTTAATTGGAGATTACGATAGAAAACTTGGATTATTAGGAGATGGAACAACTAAGCATCTTGCTACTGGATATAATAATAACGATACAACAAATTTCCCACAAAACGATGCACATATTTCTTGTTATGTCTCACAATCACCAACAAATTCTGGTGTTTTTGTTGGAACTAGGTTTGTTTCACTTAATAGTGTTTTGGGGATTAGACACTCTGGAGCAACAACCACAACTTTTCAGGCCAGAGGCACTTCTGTTGCAACCAGACTAACATTTGCGGCATTAGGATTCCAATGTGTTTCTAGGATTTTATCAACCGAAATTTTAAGCAGATTCACATCTTCTAATGGAATTTCAGACGCAACAACATTAATTAATTCGAATAGTCCATCAAATCAATTAATGGGTATATTTACTGGATTTAATGCTGCAACGCCAACATCATTAACAAATGCAAGATTATCGTTCTACTCAATCGGAAGAAGCCTTACGATTGCAAGCTTAGATAGCAGGGTGACCACTCTAATGACCACGCTTGCAAGCGTTTTACCCTAATGCCAATCCTGCTCCTACTCACCCTGCTCCTCTGCTCATGTAGCCCTAAGCGCACACCTAGCTCTGGGCTGCCAGATTACAGCGACATGGGCGCAGCATCCGATGCAGGCCAGACTCCAAGTGGAACAGGACAAGGAATTAAATGAGCGAAGACCAGGTCTGGAACCTAGAAATCCGCTTGGCCAGGATGGAGGAGAGGCAGGTTCAGTTATATAAAATGGTAGAAAGATCCTTGTCAAACTACGCAGATGTGGTAAATAGAGTGTCTTCCCTGGAGCATCTGAGGACGAAAGCTTTGGCTATTGCAGGTATCGCTGGCTTAATATGCTCAATGGCTTGGGATTTATTTAGAGGTCGATTCAACAACTAGGAGAAAACTATGCCGAATTTTACAGCAGGAACAACCTTTGGAGCGAATGATACAGTAACCAATACGAAGCTTAACGCTTTGATTGCTGACGCTGTAATCAACCCTGAATGCGCGTTAAGCGTCAATTCTGGCACTATCAGCACCCTTTCCTGCACTAGGGGTACTATCCCCACGTTTACCAGCACTACTGGAACGATTGCTACGTTTAATAGTACTACTGGTGTGATCCCAACCCTTACGGCAGGAACGACTACATCTACTGCGGCCAACATTACCAATGGAACAGTTCAGACGCTGACGGCGAGTACGCTGACAGGTGTTCTTACTGGTGGGACATATACAGGAACATATACTGGATCACTTGGCACATCTGCCAATTTTACTGCTGGTACAGTTCAGACTCTTACTGCCAGTACACTTACTGGAACTCTTACTGGCGGAACTTATACTGGATCAATTGGAACATCTTGTAATTTTACCGCTGGAACGATTGGAACCCTTACAGCAAGTAATGATGCCACAGTAAATTCAATTACAATTGGAAGAGGAGCTTCTGGATCTGTAACAAATACAGTTTTAGGATTAACAGCATCAACAAACTCAACGGCTGCTGGTGGATCTGTGTCGATAGGATATCAAGCAGCTCAAAGTATTGTATCTGGATCAAACACAGCAGTTGGATACACTGCACTAGGCGGAGCAAACAATAATTCATCTGGTGGGTTTAATACCGCAATAGGAGCGGCAGCAATGAATGCACTTACGTCTGGTTCTGCCAATACTGCACTTGGATATCTTGCTGGTTTCACAGTAACTTCTGGAAAATTTAATACATCTATTGGATATGGAGTAGGAAACACAACTACTGGAACAAATAATACTCAACTTGGCAATGGAGCAATCGATACAACTGGCGGAGCCACGGCAAGCAATACAATTGTTCTTGGTAACTCTGCAGTTACTACATTAAGGTGCAACACTGCTACAATTTCTGCACTATCTGACGCTAGAGACAAAAGCAATATTGAGGACATTCCAGTTGGAATTGATTTTATTAAAGATCTGCGTCCAGTTAAGTTTACATGGAATCAGCGCGATGGCATGCGTGTTGGATTAAATGATGCTGGATTTATTGCGCAAGAATCCTTGGATGTCGTGAATAAACATAACGCCAATTGGATTGGTCTTGTTGAAGATAAGAACAAGGATCAACTCGCAATGGCTCCTAGCAAGCTGATTCCAGTTCTCGTCAAAGCCATTCAACAACTCTCTGCCAAGGTAGACAACCTCGAAGCACAACTGGCCAGCAAATGACCCTTACCGAAATCGCTCAATACGCAGGCGAGAAGATCGGCAAGACCGATGCTGATACTATCACCTTCCTGCAAAAGTCAGCAGCGCTAAACTATCGGCGCGTGTGGAACTTCGCCCCTTGGCGTGAAACGATTACGAATTCGACGTATGATGCATCATACGTTTCTCAAATAATTATTTCAGGCGCAGGAACTATAACGTCAAATGGAACTTATTCAAGAACTTCTAGTGGAACAACTCAATTTAATTCAACAAGTGGAAATGGAAATTTTATAGGTTATGAATCTACTGTTGGGAATTGGCATATTGTTGATATAGCTTTTGGCGATGATACATATATAAATAGTTCTACAGCATCAACAAGTTTTGACACATGGATTCAATATACAGGTGCCTTACCTCCACCAACTTCAAAGCTAAGTCTTAGCAGAACAGTAACCCTCGGCACAAACGTAGAGGCTCCGCTTTCCGTAGCATGGGGTGACAATGAATTAACCCCAATGGACTTGGCCACAATCATATC